TTTATCAGAGTCAAAAGACTTCGCGAGCGAAAAAGTAGCTGACTGATTGCATGGTACCGATACTACAGATACCTCAAACAATTCAGCGTCCTTAATCATTAATCCGTCGGTTTCCTTAATATAATCAGCATCCTTGACTCGGAAACCTACGGAAAAGGCCCCAAGAACACCGTCTTTTACTAGCTCTGCAATATTAGCGGGTGCTGACTTGCTAATCTTACATTCTAATTCCAAACCATCTGGTCCAGCTTTCAGACCTGTGGCTCGGCCAATTGGCTTGTCATAATCATGATTAAACAAGATAATTGGATTTTTTTCAAAGTTCTTAAGTCCACCCTTTTGCCAAGCTTCTGCTGAAATGGTGTCACCTGCGCGATCAAAGTCAGCTGTGCTTGCCATGCCCCGAATCATAACAGATCCATCGTCGTTCTCGAGAGCTTTAAAGGTAGAGGTAAGATTAAAGATTTTATTCATTAGTGCTACCCTCTTTAACTGCTGTTTTAATAGCAGGCTTAACCGCAGCTTTTGGCTTTGGTTCTGCTGGCTTTGGTACTTCAACCTGAGGTGTAACTACAGGCTTTACTTCGGGGGCGGGCTTACTAGCATGAACTCTTTTAAGCTCGTCCCAAAATGCGCTTTGTTTAATACACGTTATCATGCCTGCATATCCGCCAAAGATGTATCTAATTGATGCTCCAGTGACAGGTTGACGATGACCTAGTGCAACATAGGCTTCCTCAGTATATAGTTTTTTCTCGCTAATGAAGAAAGCTGCTATAAGCTTTACTGCCTTAAATCTTTTTATTTTACTACTATTCATCTTCAGTCTCCTCAACTGGTCTACCACCCTCATCAGGGTTGGCCGCTGAACCTGCTATATTTGCAGGAACTCTTATTTCTTCTGTGCCCGCTATTTCAGGGAAGCCTAGTCTTTCTCGAGCTTCAGCAGCAGTAATAATTCCACCATTTACGAGGGAAGTATAATATGCTGATGCATCCCGTAACTCAGGCTGTAGAGCTGGGATCTCGGTAATATCTTCAACACACTCAAAACCATAGAATCGAGTCATTGCAAAATTAATTTTTCTAACGATAGGAAGTATAGTCTCCAAATAGTAGAGTCGTAAATTCGGGCGAATATTAGCATTGTTACCGGAATCCAAAAGAATTGGAGGGACTCCTAACGCCTTTAAAATAATCTTTTCATTTTCTGCAATCGCAGATTGAAAATCCAAATCTTTAAAACTTACATTTGAAATAGCATCTACTTCAATACCACCGTCTAGTATTAGTGGTCGTCTTCCGCCCGCATCAGGTCTGTAACGCTGTTGCCAAGCTAGAATCATACGATCTTTAATCTTATCAGAAAGGGTGTTTGGTGACTTGAGTACAAGTCCGGGAACCGCGCCGTTCTTAAAGAAGTTATCCTGAAACTTACGCATAGATGACATAAGATTCATTGTACGAGCTGCAGGACTTAAACGTGGAACTCCACGATAAATAGAGTGGAAAGAGTTTTCTTTAACATGAATAATCTCATCAACAGTAAAGTCTACATCCAGTAAAGAGTAATGAGATATAAAAGTTTTTTCGTCTGCATGAACTACTACTTTATCAGCAGGAAGATGGTACATATGAGCACCATCATAGTAAATAAATATATTTCCGTCAATAAGAAAGTCTGTAATTAGGTTTCTACGAAAAGAGTTAATATCTTGATAAGGGTTGGGCTCTCGATTAAGTAGAGTCTCTACCTTAACTCGTTTGATACCTTTAATAACACCTTTAGTATTAGTATTAGGCTTAACAAGAGTTGGTATCTCAGCCACGTCGTCTACAATCATGTTTACGCCACGGTTTACAATTTCTAGCTCTTCATAGGCGCGCTCATAACTAAGGGTATGCTCTCGTGAGCTTTCTTTAGTAGCGACGTCATGAAATTGAGCTGGATTCAGCTTTTCGGTTGTACCAAATAAATTATTATACCAAGCCATGTTTTTCTCTTTGAATCTCTACCCAGCGCATTTGCTTCTTCGCAGTCCCTAGCGCAGGATCTTTACCATAAATTGAATGCAACTTTAAATGATGTGTATGACACAAAGTCACCGTATCATCGTAAAGCTCGGCAGAGTGTTCTTCTATAAAGTCATCCCGAAGCGATTGAATATACTCAGGGTTGTGTTTATTCTTTGCAAGCCACTGGTTAAGCAGGGGCGTTAAACTATAGTAGTGGTGAAAGTCAAGCTGTTCAGTTTCACCACAAATCTCGCAAGAGGAACCTTTCTCATACCTAGACTTTGCCTTATCTCGTACATACTTTACAACGTCACGTTTTAGCTTAGGCATTTGCTTGGGGTTCCTGATTTTTCATTAGAAGAATTATATCGGCTTTAGGGTGTCTTGTCAATAACTATTTTTGCACAGGTATCATCAGAAGGTTATATTCGAGGTTATGAATGAATATAATGCGTACCGAATTGCATCTGCCATGTGCGAAGCCATGTTATGTCTCGGCTTTTCCCTTGCTAAGTTTGGGTTTGGATCCCATTGATAGGAGTCTACACAGATGAGGGATTCTTTGGCTTCTTGATCAATAATAAGTTTACCGTTATCAATGATACTGGCGACATGACCAATTCCATCGAGGACAGACTTCTTCGCGTTAATAGTTGAGATTCCATAGTTCTGCGCGAAATCGAACCTTGTTTGTTGAGCAGCTGAATCAATATAAATATAATCAATATCCCAACGATCAATAAGTTTCTGGATTTCGCCTGCATGTTGTTCAGTGGTCCTCTCTGCGTTTAGATACTCGTCTACTAAGTAGAACGTTTCAGTGTCCCAGTCATAGGCTACTACACAGAAAGCGGTGGGGTCTTTATAGCCCACGTCCATTCCTGCGAATACATCCATTTTACTGGTGTCGAATTGTGATAAATCTTGTACTTGTGTTTCAAAGTTGAATTTCCATATCTGCCCTTCATAAGTATTAAAGTCAGCTTCATACTCTTGCTTAAACTCGGCTTCGGACATCGACTTACGCGCTTCTGTAATGTCACTCTCTGACATTCGAGGATTGTCTTTATAAGTAGCTCGTATTGATGCCCATTCTGGAAACTCATCTGAGAACCCACGATAGAAGAATTCAGAGAACCAGTTGTTGCGACCCCGTGGGGTAGATATGAATAATGCTTTTGAATTCTCTTTATCTAGTGTGGGACGGAGTGCTACGTTGAAAGCATCCTTTCCATCTGCTAGTGCGGCTTCGTCAAAGATAATTAGATCATAGCTTCGTCCTACTGTAGAGTCTACCTGATTAACAGAACCCATACGAATCGTGGACCCGTTAGAGATTTCAATGACTTTATCTTTTGCGTTATCTTTCGTTACTTCTAAGTCAAAATGCTTAATCAAATTTCTTTGAAGATCAAAAGAAATCTGAGACAAGGCATAGTTGGGTGACATAATAAGAATATTGGAGCCGGGTACTAGAGACACAAGCTGTCCAATAATGTTCGCTATGTACGTTTTGCCCTGTCGCCGGGAGACAGCTGCACAGACAAAACGGTACTTAGGGTTGTTTATCGCATTGATAATTGCTACCTGCGATGGTAAAGCTGTGACTCCCAGCAATTCCAAATAGGGATCGACTGGGAGTTTAAGAAACCTTGTCTCAGATTGTAAATCGTATATCTTGTCGGAGAGAATATCTCTCCTACTTATTTCTACTGCCATTATATTTTACCAGTTAAAAAATCCATTGGAGCAAGAGGACAATGAGTGCGCCTTCTGCCATAAAAAGCATCCATGGATTAACTCCATAACCTTTTAATAATTCACCGAATTTATCGTGCCACTTCTTTACAAATTCCATCTTAATCCTCCTCTTCTAGCTCATCATCGAGCGATTTTAATGTTTTAGGGAACTTAGTGTTTAACAAAGCCAGTATTTCTTTAACAGGCTTTTTATTGCACTTACAGGGGTCACATTTGCAGTCTTCACATTCACAGATTCCTGCAGATTCTTTTGCTGCTGCTTCAGTTACAAACTTATGCAGGTTTCCTGCAGAATCTCTATAACACCATCTACCACGTTTTTCAAAAATCATAACACTAACTCCATTAGCACCGCTACGCTTGATAGTAGCATGCCCTTGAGCACTACGTCGCTCGAACCTTCTTCAATATCAGTAGTGCGTTTAATATCTTCAAGCAACTCTTTAGCTTCCGCTTTAGATATTAATTCTCTCTTCAGGCCTTCTTCTACCTCTAGTAGTGCTGTAGCTTTGAAGGATATGTCTTCGTTACCGCTGTTTACTAAGTCCGTTAAGGTACTCATTAAAATCTCCTCATTATAGCATTAGCAATATCTCTGCTCTGCTTTTCTAAAATCTTTTTCTTAATAGTGCAGAAGTAGGTTGACATAACTTCTGGCATTGGATCAGTTGTTTCTTTCATAAGATGTACTAACTTGCGTACATCTTTAGACTTCTTGCTTTCAGTATAAAAGTAGAGTTTATCAACACTGCCTTTAATTCTTCCCACTCTGGGAGCATCGCAATCTAGCCTATCTACTTCATAACGGACATGTACCGCTAGTAGGGATTCATTGTCATCATAAAAACTTGGTATGTAACTGCATCCTGACAGTAGTAGTACCATTATTAATATTTGTTTCATTACTTCTCCTTATTTTTCCCAATTGTTTGTGATGCAAAGAACGCGGCAACAATACCGGCTACTGCGACAAAGTATGTCGGGGCCATGCTACCTAATGTTTTCTGCGCTTCATCTAAACCAACCAGACTCGCTAGTACTACTGCGAAGGGATATAGTAACATACCGCCTAAAGAAAACCATGCCATGTTACGCTGTGCGTCTCGCATTGCATCAGCATCTTCAAGTTCTTTTCGTTTGAACTCCATGTACATGTCATGTTCGGCAGTGGATACTTCGCCATCACCATTAGTATCTGCTGGATGAAATTCTTTCTTCTCATCTACCATTTGACTTTATCCGCCCAATATGCCGCTGACATCTTGCCTTTAGCTATATTCTTGCCATGTCTGGCTTTGAAACTTTTACGCTTTGCTTTCATTGCAGCTGATTCTCCGGCCTTGGGTTTCCCTGCCGTTTTAGCTCCCTGCTGACCGAAACGTATAGTCTTAATTTTGCTGCCTACTTTGGCTACAACGATATGAGATTTGCTTTTATGTCCCGGAGTGCGCTTAGCTTTATTAAACTTTGATACACCCGCTCTTTTTAATCTAGAGTCTTTCTTTTTCTTTTTCACAGCCATTGTTAAACCCCCTTGACAAGACGAGTAATCTTACTTAATATCATCTTGATTGCGGTAAAATACGCCCAACCATATCCAAAGAAGATATGAAATGTATGATTCTTTTCAATCTCTTCTTTCCTTCCAAATTTTCTAGTCCAGTTATCAACGT